GAAAACGGCTTAACTATTGGGGGTAATTGTAACATGTCTAGCCTACGACGGTGGGTCATCGCCGTTATTCTGGGCTGTGGTATATAAGTTTTCGTAAAAGAAATTGACGAGACTTTAAAACGACTGGTGGAACCGCTATGTCCTTGAAGCACAATCTGTCGAGTATACTGTTGATGGGTCCTGGTTGTATTTTCAACAGGACTCCGTTCTCGTTCCGTCAAGGCCGAGTTATGAGGTGCGGGTGGCCTATGAAGATGCCTTCGGAATTTCCGTTGAGGACCAAATCAAGATCGAGTCGGAAATTCTCTCAGGAGAGTTTCCCTCAACGCTTGAACGCTGGGTGAGTATTGCCCACCCAGCACTCGTTCACAACGCCACTTTCTACGTGAGGCGAGACGATCGCGTACGTCTCTAGCCTATGATCCGGGGGAGTGATGTCAAAGAAAGCAACGAAGACGTCTAAGGCCCCACTATCGCTGGGGTCAACCTATGTTCCAAAGTTCAAAATTCGTGAGAATGCGCGTGGCAATCTCGATGTGATGGGAGAGGAGCTGCTCGAAGATATCAAAGCATTTGATGCAGATGAGTGCAACATCACCCCAATTAACCCTGTTAACTGGGTGTCGACGAAAGTCTGCAATCAAGCAAAGCTCCACTCCTACTGGAAGGTCAAGAAATTGCGTTTCCATGTGATCACAAATAGTTCTGCCAGTACGGCCGGATCAATTGCCGTTGGCTTTTTCGCCTCTGGTGACGATATAGCCTCCGACAACACTGAGACGTTCCGTGCTCTCACGATGACCAAAGGCGGTGGTTTCCATTCTGTTTGGAAGAATGCCCGCTATGATTATCCGGTTGAGTTGATCAATCATCGGTTTTGGAGTTGCCAAGGCATTGGCAATCCCGAAACCCCAATTGCCATGCTTGGTGCGGTGGCTCTTGATACTGGGAAACCCAACGGCATCTCTGTTGCCCGTATATCCGTGGAGTATGAATTTGAATTCTCTTCACCGAGATGGGATATCGGGGGAGCAGACTACACCACAGGGATCAACACAACGACGCTCGTGGCAGGCACACTTTCCGCAGGTGGTGGTGGTACTGAAACGATAACTGGTTGCCGACCTGGCTCAGTGATGGTCATCAGGGAGAATACAGACATGGGCGATGTGCGCGTCCATAAGGGTACGATCCTTAAGGCCGTTGACTGGGTAGAAGGTACGGCCACCACAGTCTGGCGACTCTGGCGTGCAGGTCAGTTGATTATTGACCTGCTCGCTGGAGCGATCGCCTTCACCTACTACAAACGGAAGGGAGAGCTCTAATGACGAAGCCTTGCCTCACTCCAGTGCGAGCACGCAGGTCAAAAATCCGTGTGTGGCTCCGGTCTGGACAACCCGAGCCATGTATCCGGCACCCGTTGTGCTGGGGTACCTGCGCGTACGAGAGTATTGCAAGAATCAAATCGTTCGTTTGGTGGAACGCTAAACCACACGTGGTG